ACTTTATACCTTGATGGCTTAAACAGGCATTCCAGCTTCTCAGGAAACTCTACCTTGTTAATGGCTTCTTGCAAATTCACAGTTGGTGCTCCCATAAAGCAGGGTTGGACAGGACAACACTTCTATGAAACCCATCCAAGGGGCTAATCCTTTTCACCAACTTCGTTAGGCTTGACAAACGTCACCTGAATACTTGGGATAAGTGGTGTTCCACCCTCTCCTGTTAACTCTACCTTGCTATTGTCCCTGTACTTCTTAGGAAACCTTGCTGCCATGCTTCTAGACCAAATACTAGCATTCAGTTTAGCTCCATCCTTGTGCTCAAGCATATACAACTGGCCTTGTTCTTCCCACCAATTCTGTTCAGCTATCTTAGCATCATCCAAGGCATGCAGAAAGTCTGGGTACTTGTCTTTCCAGTCGTAAATTACTCTTAATGAAACACCCAATTTGTAACTAATTTGTTCTATACTTTTGCCCAATGCGCCCAATTCCCTGACTTGATCGCAATATGCAGAATCATAAAGAGTTGGTCTACCAAATGACTTTATTTCTTTAGTCATTTAAAATTTCTTTCATTGATATGATCGCAAAAATACATACAAGTAACTTTTATATCATTGCTTGGTAAACCATCTCCATATTTTTTTATCATGTCCCAAATATCTTTACGCTCATTTCTTGCTATCAACATAGCAAAACGTTCAAACACAGGAAATAAATCTCTTTCCTCCCATGCCACATGACCAGCCATAGCACCAGCCTGTCTAGCTATATCTATAATTTCTTCTTTATTCATTTCAACATTGCTTTTTGGATTAAATGGCTAATTCTTTCTTTTGGCAAAATCTTTGTATAACCTTTATCTAACAAAGTATGAATAGCCTCGGCTTTGTCTTTACGTTGCATATCTCCAATTGCTCCTGATTTATCATATTCGGTTGCTTGATGTTTACCTTTTTCTTTTGGGCTTTCATGTATAAATGAAAACTTTTGATTGCTTTTGTGCATTAAACCTTCAACACCCTTATCTGCCAATTCTTTTGCAAAATGCTTTATAGCTTCATGTGAAATGGGTCTAGCTTCAATTTTGTTGATTTTGTGTGATTCAATTGGCTTATCAGATACAAATGCTCTTTCATGTATAGGTGTTATTTTTGCACCTAGCATGGATTGTTGTGAGTTTTCGATTGGCCTTAATGGAGTGTGATATATATAACCTTCATGCCCAAAAGCAGCGCTTTCTACGTCTTCAGGCAAATTCTTTGACATTCTGTGCAATATCTCTTGATGGCTATTGTCTTCTTTCAATAAACCACGTTTGAGCATTTCAGCTTTGTCAAATTCTGCCTTATTTGCACTTGTTACTGTTGGCATTATTGCTATTCCGTTTTAGTTTCTTCAGGTTTTGGTGCTTGAGCTTGAAGTTGAGATTGAGCTTGTGCTTGGGCTACCATTTTGTTAAGCAGTTCAGTCATGTCTCTGATCTTGTGCTCTAAAGACTGGATAACCAAGTTAAGTTCTTGAGTTGAGTGTGTGAAGTTAAACATTTATTTTCCTTTTTTCATTGATTTCTTTTCAGCTTCACGCTTTACTGCGTAGCTAATAGCAACTGCTTGCTTAACTGGCTTACCAGCTTTTACTTCAGTTTCGATGTTTTTCTTTTGAGTCTTCTCAGATTTACCTTTGATTAGTGGCATGATTAACAGTTCCAGTTCTTTAGTGATGCTTTAGCCCTTTCTGCAGGGCCTTTAGCGTTTTTGACAACCCCTTCCATGCGGGCACAGAAACTTGCCTTTCTTCCCTCATCCTTCTTTGTCTTTGGATTAGGAGCTGGTGCTTTTAAATGGCTACCATTCTTTGCATTGTATTCAGCACGACCCTTTGCAGTCATTCCTGCACCTTTTTCTGTAGGGTTGTAAGTCTTGCCCTTACCAGTTGTCTTGTGTTCTATGGGTTTGTCGTGCTTTTTCATTTTTTGGCAGTCTTAGCTGATTGTTTAAATGCTTCTGCAGTTGGAGCACCCTTAGAGCCTACCTTACGCATCTTTTCTACAGGCTTTCCTTCTGCCTTTTCTCTTTTTATGCGTTCTTGTTTTTTGTGAATATTTTCGTAAAGTCCAGCTTTCATTCTATTTCCTCCACAAAACACACGTCTTGCCATGACATAACCAATAATCTTTGGTCATTGTCCTTGAATTCTTGGTATTTTAAATACTCGTCTTTGTAGTCTTTGGCTAATGTCCCAAAGTAAACCTTGTCACCAATGTTAAGGCCTTCTTCTTTGGCCTCATCACCTACTGCAACAATGTATCCACAAGTGTCTACTTCTGCACTTTGAATGTATAACGAACTCTGAAATCTTGATTCAGGTCTGACAAATATCTTGTCTCTTAATGGTTTCATTTCTTTGGCCTCCCTCTGCGTTTTGGGAGGTCTTCAAGAACTGGTAATTCTAAGAGCTGCCTTTCCATGTGCGAAAAAACACCTGACTCATCAGAATCAGGTAAAGGCTTGGCAACTGCTTTCTCTGCAAATTCTCCACAGACCTCATTCTCATGCCTCATTTGGTAAGTAGGGTATCTCCTACAAACTCCCAAATCCTTGCCATGAAAATGTCTGCATGACTTACAATCATTTCCAGCCATTAAAGTACCCTCTTACTTTCTTGGTTAGAAGCCCATCTAGGTATGCTCACTTAGATGGGTTTCGCTTTACATACCATCTTGGTCGTGGTCGTAACGCTTGTGCTCGTAAACAACGTGCTCTCTTGAGCCTGTGTTCATTTCACCCAAACGTCCATCGTGATGGCCCATGTGACCAGCGTCACGCTCGCCAATACCATCAGCCTTACCCATGCCAACACCACCCATGATGGGTCTTTTTCTTTCACCAGATGTGTCTGAAGACAAAGCACCCTTTGGCACTCTCTCACCAGTTGCACCTGTTTTAAATACTTCTTTGTCTTCCATAGGAACGCTTACCTTCTTCATGCCTGTGCGATCAGAAGATGTAACTCCCTTTGGCTCTTTCTCCATTTTTGGATAACCCATGATAAATCCTTTGTTTCTTTGCAAAAAACACTACTTTTTGTAGCCATTCCACTATATCACAATTTAGATTTGTCAACTACTTTTTTAAGCAGCCCTCATCACATACTGAGGCTTACCAGCTCTACCATCCCTTTTTTCGTCAGTTGTATAGATTAACTTCTTGCGTTTTAAGGCAGCATAACGAGCTGTAACTGACCCATAAGGCAGGTTATGGAGTTGGGCAAGCACTTGGTCTGATATACACCCCTCAGGATGGCTTCTAATGACCTCATAAACGATTCTTTCAAGGGTTTGGGTATCTACCTTCTCTGCTGCCTCTTTGGACGTTTCTGGGGCTTCTTTTCTCACCAAAAACTTAGGCAAAGTGCCAAAACTAGGTAAGTTCATCATGTTAAATAAATCGCTCATGTGTTTTTCTCCTTCAGTTTGGCTTCAATTGCTCTGCCTACATCAAAAATGTTTACGCTTCCTCTAACCCCTCCTTTAGGGTCAACAACTTTAAGATTGCAACATTCCTCAAAACATTCATGGATTTCATCTTCAGTCAGTCCTACCCATTCACGTTTTGGCAAGTCATATTTACGAGATTCGTAAACCATTTTGTCGGAATCTGTTGGATGTGGTTTAAGTGGCATTGTTTTTCTCCTTTAGTTTAGTTTCTGCCATTCGATACAAATCAAGCCAGCTTTTTCCAGTCATCGTTGTAAAACGTCCAAAAAGCTCAAAGACTTCAGCATCTGTCAGAACCACCCATATGCGTTGTGGTGTGGTGTAAAGTGGAATAATAGGTTCATCGCCTTTTTCTTTAATTTTTTTAGCAAGATTTTCATCTTTAGTAATTAAATATTTATTTTCTGTCATCCATGCAACAGGCTCATCCTTCGTTTCTAGTTGTTCTTTATAAGTAGATTTAGATGCCATGCTTTGCGCATCAATAGCAAGACGTAGTGCAGTAATGGCTTTGTCGTAACGATTACATTGCGCTTCATCTTTCAATGGCAAATAAGGTATAAAACCTTCCAACGCATCAAGCGCCAGTTTCAATGTTTCATCTTTAGTCATGTCAACCCCCTGGCATATTAGGCATGCAGTCAATAGG